ATTTTAACTGGAATACCATCTTCCATGATTTTTGCTTTATTATAAAATGGTACGTTAGAATCTTTTTTAACAGTTTTTGATTGTTTAAATTTTGAATTAATACTTAATCCTAAATTGCTGACGGTGTAATTAATATCAAACAATCTTGCACTAGGGCTTCCAACTTGATACCACTCATAAACATGCTGAAGTGCTGCTGGATTTCCTCTTGCTGAAACATCTACATACCTAGCCATTGCCTCTATTGTTCCTGCACCTAGGTTTTTTAAAAAAACAGTTTTACCTTTTTGAGCACCATCTAAAAATCCAAAAGCGTATTGAACAATGTTGTTCATCTGTTTGTTAAAGCCTTTGGTATTTGTTGTAATTATCATTAGTCTGTTATAGTTTGATTTTCTGTTCTACGCAATAATATTTTAAAGTATTCAACTGATCCAAATGGCCCACTAAAAGGATCTACTGTTGCTACTTCATAGATAGTTCCACGTCCAGATCTTGGTCCCGCTGTTTCTTTATAAATAATTTCGTCATTAGCATTACGAATATTTGTAATTAAAATGTTAGTAATTGCATTATCTGTTTGAGTTGAGGATGTTCTGGGATCTGTTTTTATTCTTGCTATTAGTTTGTTTTCATGTTGTAAAAATGCCTCTGGCTTAATTTGTTCAGTGCCCGCTCCTCCTATAGAGGTAGCATTACAGATAATAGTTCTATCATAAAACCATTCTCTAGTTGCTTGTCCATATTGTGTTTGAGTTATAATGGGATAATATAAATCAGCCTTCATTGGATAAAGAAAGTCTGTTGTTGTACAGTCTTCCACTATAATACTCCTGGACGGATAATCGTTTCTTTGTATTTATCTAGTATTTTGTCTACTAATATATTTCCAGTACCATCAATTAAACGTTTATCGTATTCAATTTTAAATTGATCAGTGCTATAGTTTTTAATATATCTTTTGTAGTAATCTAATTTTCCACATTTAATATCATCTATTAACATTAATGTTGCGTCTTGAATATCATAGGGAACAACTTTGTATCCAGTTTCTAATAATAAAATATAATCTGCTCCTTCAGAAAATGCAACTCCAGGAACAACGGTCTGCGTGTTTCCACTATCTTCTGTATCAAACATACTAATAGAATCTGATACGCCCAATGGAATACGAGCATACCTTCTTTCTGCACGATTTACAGCATCAACTGCCTCTAAAGGATCTTTTGTAATTGCTGTTTTATCTTTAGTAATTAAAAATGTATATTCTACTAACTCTGGTCCATCTACGTTATCTATATCATAAACTAATTGTGCATTTTCGTATACCTTTAAAATTTTATGAGTTTTTTTCCAAAGAGGTAGATAGTCATTACCTTGCCCAACTACTTCTAAATATGTTCTATCATAATAAAATCCGCCAGTTGCAGCATCAATAATGGCTCTTGCTAAATTTTCATATCCTTTGTAAAGGGCAATATCTGTTGCTGTTGCAGATGTAGCCAATGAAATTGGATCTACATATGGTCTCATAATTTCTAAATTATCTTGTACAACAACGTCGCCACGAACAAGTGTTTCCCCTGAAGAGCCACCATCTTCATAAATAGTTAATGCATAGGACTTATCGTACTTAACAAAATCATCACCTAAAGAATAAATTATTTGCTTACTAGCGTTAGAAGATACAGACTCTTCAATCTCTGTTAACTCTGCAACGTTTTCAATAACTAATATGTAATCTGCGTTAGCATCTGGAACTGTATAAGTTACAGAAAGTGGATATGGTGGAAGACGTAATATTTGCATTTTTATTTACCGTAATATGATGCTACCTCTTCAGGTGGTGCAATTCTTACCAACCTGTGGGTTAACCATTTTTCGGATGCCTCCTTTGAGACTATGTTGTATCCTACCTTAAGGGCACCTAGGTTATCCATGTGTAGGTTTCTTTCTGAGTATAACGCTATTTTATTTGTCATGCTTTTTGTCTTGCCTGCTTCTTGAACTTGCTCTTCTGTTTTCTTTGGTGGAATCCAACTAGCCAAAATTTCTAAAATTTCAAGTTTAGTTTTTGCTTCAAATAGTTCAATGTTATTTTTCTTTGCATATGCTTTTAATGCCATTACGGTTTTAGTTGATAATTCCTCTATTGTTAAATTCATAATTCTCCTATGCTTATTTGTAATTATACCAGAATAAGAATAAGGCGGGTAGTTTTTACGCTACCCGCCCTAATATTTGATCTTTTAGATCTTAGGAATCAGCGCTATCTGAGTCAACATAAGCGACTGCATCTAGTTCTTCCCATTGGATACCAAAGCGTACAAATACTGTGTACTCAATTGTATCTTTCTTTGGCTTGTATTCACGGTTTACAGTGATGTCTCTCTGGAAACCCCATACACGGTTCTGAGGGAATGTCAAATCGACATAACCTGCAGGGTAGTAAGGAACTTCTAGAACGTCTACACCAAGTACACGAGTTGTGCGTGAGTTGCCAGTTGTCTGTGCGCCACCATCAAGGAATGCTTGACGATTTGCTTCAGTGCTTCCTGGACGGTTAGCAAATGCTTCTGCAACTGCATCAGCAAGTGTGCCGTTGTTACGAACAATACCAGCAAAAGCATCAGTACCTGCGTAGAACTTAAGATTGCTCTTAAGTGCACGATACTTACGAGGCATTGCTAATAGCAAGCCTTGCATTACTGATGTTGAGTAGTTGTTGTCTGAAACTGTTGCAGCATATTCGTGAGCGTCGTTTCCGACTGTTCCACGAGTTTGCTTTACGAATCCAGCCATGATAGAAAGGAAGGCATCTGAGCCTGATCCTAGACCATTAATAGCAAGGTCTTCAATATCGTTAGCGAATGCATTGGTCATTAAGCGAACTAAATGATCTTCAAGTGCTCCACCTTCAATATTGTCTTCTAGTGCTTCAGTTGATACTTCCCAATCAAGACGAATCTTTTTGGTAGTTAGTTCAACCTTTGAGAATGTTGCACCAATGTTTGTGTAATCTGGTGCGCCTTGTGCGGCTGCACGGATAACACGCTCTCCAACGTTGACCTTTTCGATCTCCATTGTGTTGGCACGCATTGTAACTCTACGACCATCTTTAGCGAGAACTGTTGCATCCCACACATAGTCGATGAAGCGACGTGCTTGTTCTGGTGCTAGAATACCACCTGCGACGCCTGTTGGGTTTACTGCGTTTGCTCCAGTTGTTGAACCGAATGCTGCAGTTGCAGTGTTACCAAGTTGAGATCCTACAGACGATGCTGCAGAGTCTAAACCAGTTGCACCACCTACGCCACCAGATACGAATGAGCCTTGAGAGTTAATCTCTGCGCCTGCTCCGCCTGATCCTGGGTAGTTTTTTTCTAGGTCTTTATTTTGTTCCGACATTATTTTCACCTCCTAGTGATTTTATACTTAGTTAAATAGGTCGGTTGATGTGAGGAAACGACCGCCCCATAGGGATTTCTGAACTTTTGAAGGTTCAAACTGCACGATCTCGCCTAGATCGCCAGACTTGCGGAAAGCGGTGTCGTGCTCTACGGCATCTACTCGCTTACCAAACTCATTAAAAACTCCCTTAACATTTTTTACCTCATCAGATACGGTTTTAACCTCACCTGATACGGTGTCAAGAGACTTACTCAATGCAACAATTTGCTCATGAAGAGACTTAATGGTTGTTGCTAAATCGCCAAAGGCATTTGTAAGAGAATTTTTGATTTCTGTAACTGCCTCAACAGTTACTTCATCAGACTTTGCTACAACAGTTTCAGTTGCAACAACTTCTCCCTCTTCTGTTTTTTCGACAGAAGAATCTGCACCACCATCGCTAGATTTAGCAAGAGCAGGTTCTTCAACTGCTGGTGCTTCTTCAGCGACTGCAACAGTTTTTTCAACTGCTACTGGCTGTGCCTCTGGAGCGACCTGTACTTCTTCAACTGCAGCGTCAACCACTGCTTCTGTTGTTTCAGTCATAGGACTAACCTCCTTTGTAATCTTAATTGTACTAATGCCTTTAGCACTATCAACTAAGAACTTTAGTGTTTCTGTATTATTTTTGTCTCCCTTTTCAATAAAGCCAATGTTTTGCATTGCTTTTCCTGATGTAGGGCTTGTTTCGTTTTCAGACTCTGAAACCATAACAATTCCAGTTTCTGAATCCCAGAATACGTTTTCAATTTCTGCCTTTGAAAGATATCCACCAACAACATTTTTACCATCTACCTTTTCAATAGATACAATGTTTGCAAATTGGTTTGCTGGATTATCTACCAATGACAACTCAAATAAATCATATTCTTTAATTATACGAATGGTCTTACTTAGTTCTTCGTTATATGCATCATCCCAATTCTTAATGTTACCGCCAATAGAAAAACCTTTATATGTTCCATCTAAAACCTTTTCCCATGCATCTTGTGCACCCTTTGAAACATATGCTGAAACATATACTCCACTATAAAACTTTTTAACTGATGGATCAAAATATCGATCTTCTTTAAATGATACAATTTTTCCAACTGCAGATGGCTGATGCATCTCACGTAAGTTACCTCTAAAATTTTTGAATGCTTCAACGCTTGACTCTGTTGTTACAATATCACCTTGTTTATCAACATTGTCTAAAGTAGCAAAGCCAGAAACCATGCGACGCTCTATATCAACTTTGCCAATAGGCATTGATAAGCGAACGCTGTCGCCACTAGTTTCCCAGGAAGCCTTATTTATTAACATATCGTTATCCATTATACCAAACTATTTTATGATTATCTCATTTATTGAGATGATCTACCTTCACCCTGTGCATTACGACCAGAGATGGTTGTTGTAGAGTCAGAGTTGTTGTTTGTTCGTTCTGCATCTCTTTGACGATTCCCTGCCACATTGGCTCTGGTATCAGTTGCCTGTCTTGCAGACATAACAAAAGGCTCATCTCCATCGGCTCTTTGTGGAAGATCTAACTTTTCACGAGCCTCATTTGGAGTCATAACCTGTGTCTTTACATAACGCTCAATAATCTGAGATTGAGCAATTTCGTCTGTAAGAGTTAACTCATTAAACCTAAGTTCAAGAATATCTGTTTTTTCACGAACAATTTTGTTAACAACCTTTTCAAGATGTTTTTGTGCTGGACGAGATACTTGCTCTTTAAAGGTACGATCTTGAGATAATGCTGCTGCGATTCCAGAATCTGCTCCACCCAGTTTAGAGATTGGAACCTGATGTGCAATTAAAATATCATCACGATTTTGTTTACGATATTCTTTAAATGATCCTTCTTGTATACCATTCTCAATTGGCTCCATCTTAAACTCAACTTTGTTGTTCTCAGTATCTCCAGGAAGGGGAATATAGAGGGTTCTGTGTGACTGAGACTTAAGTCCAGTTTGCAAGAATCTAAACATTTTATCTTCACCATCTGAGGATAGTTTTGCACCCTTTAAGGTCACAATATATCTTGGGACTGCCTTATTTTCAAAATAATCAATGTTGTATTGTGAGGCTAGTTGATCACCAATAAGTGATGGCATAGCAGCAACAATATCTGGAATACCATAAAATGTGTTTAATGGAGAGTATTCTTTGTAGTGAATAATCTCGTTTGGACGTGCATCATTAGTCATTGGGTTTGGATTTTTAGCCCCAAAGTTTCTAAAATAAACTACGGAGTTTCCAATAATTTGAACAAAGCCATCATGTAAACGACGAACACGAACTGTGGTCGCTGGTATATGTCCAACATATCCAATTTCACCAGTTACGGTTCTACCAATTTCTAGAAAGCCATTGCCAGTTGCCTGAACATCTGTATAAAACTTTTCCATAGTTTTAGTAAATGAGTCATCATCATTAAGGTTTTCTAGCCAATCTTTTAACTCAAGTTTCATTCTTTCAATTCTATTACGAGCACGATCAACTGCTGCTTGATCTTCGTTCATTTCAAACCTTAGCATGGTTCTATCTGCAATATCAAAACGGTAGCCAAGACCAACAACGTTTTCTACTTTAGCATCAATAGCAGCATGATTAGCAAATGATGTATCGTAGAAGTTTGCTAACTCATACATGTTATATGGAGGAGTAATTACATCAAATAGTCCGTAACCATTTCTATATACCGTTCCAGGATTAATAGCCTTTGATCCTGCGTCTGTACCAGATGGTGTTGCATTAGCAGAATCTAAATATTCATTTGTTGCATATGTCATTGCTTTTGTAACATTCCTTGCAGTTTTTCTGCGGAAGTTTTGATTTAATCCAGTGAAATCTTTTAATGCATCCCAAGATTTATTAAAAGGATCTTGCTCAGAAAATGGATTGTTATCCTTTTCTTGTGTATTTAATCCAACCCTTACGTAATCTTCACTCATCGCTACCATACTTATCATAGGTTTGTCGTGCTGCTACCCAAGCACCATGATCATTCATGGAAGGAATTAAGCCATTCTTCATTCTATCTAGTTGTTCAGAATGCTCTTCCTCGCTAATTCTAGTTAATCCAGGAACAAACACTGCCTTGCCTTCGCCATCATCACCGTAGTGCATAGCAACTTTTCGTAGTTCTGCAATCTTTGTAATATCTCCACGTTCTGATGGTATGTTTAATATACTACCAGTACCGTCAGTAAACCATGCTCCGCTTGACTTTTTGTACACGTAAAGACCCCAATTATAGTCTTTTTCTATTACTTTGCGTCGGACATTGCCAACTTTTTTAAGAATCTCGTTATCCATAACCATCAGTATAGCATATTATAGGGCTGAAGCGGTATTTATTGACCAAGTCACATCCTGATATATTTTTATTTTATCTGAATCTACAGTCAAGCCATTATCATCATCAAATATTATTTTATTAGTTCCTAAATACGTTTTATAAACATCTGATGGGTTTACGCCATATAAGTCTGATGATCCTATAATTAATGCTCGATTCCAAGTAAAGTTATTATTATAGTATGCCCAGTCAAAGTTTGTTGCCCCGTCAGTTTTTACTCTAATCCAAGGTCTAGTAATTGTTTTTTGTATTTGTTGTAAATTATTTGCTTGATAGTAGGCTACGTTATTAAATAATACTGGACCATTAATATTAATAGATCCAAGGAATTCGTCAAAGTCTAAGGCTGACTCAAATGATACTCCAAGGACGCCCCACTCTTTAGAGGTAAGGATTGGCTCTCTAACTACAAGACCATTCCAATAATAAATAACATTATCAAGAGTGCTATTGTCTGATAGGTTTTTTGCAAAAACTCTTGCTCTAAGGCCAGTGTCGCTATCTGCTGTTAAATAAAACTTTATAGTATCTCCTTTATAAACAATTTCAAATAACTCAGTTGGAACTGCTGGAAACTCATCTTCTGAATATCTTAGCCATAATTGAACAGCACTAACTAAATAATCTGAAGCCAAAGCCTGATTTACTGGAAAAGAAATACCACGACTTTCTAATGATAAGATGTCTCCACGAACCTGTATTCCTGAGTCTTTAGTTAAATATAAGTATGGGGTGCTTCCTTTATAAATTGTATATGGATTTTTAGATTTATAATCAAAATAAATACCAGACCGTTTATATGGAAATAGATCTACACCAAATCTTGTTCCAATTGGATTAAAAGAGTTATCGTTAAAAGCCTGAGATGCAAACTCTAAATTACGTAATAATACTGGTCTATTAAGAATTCCACGAACATTAAACTCTAGATGATAAACTATTGCCAAATCATTAAAATCAATTGTTTTTGTTGGATATATTAAAGCATTATTAATAACTTCAAACTTTGTTGTTTCCCAATCTGAATATTCATTTATATCAATAATTGAATCACGAAAGACTGGTTGAGTAGTAGTAAAATTATTATCAATAAGGTTTGCTCCATCTTCAATGTATTGAAATGTTACATAACTTTTTATAACAGAATTACTAGTATCATACCTATATGTTTTTATAGCCTGTTGTTCAGCATCTTCATAGTTGTTCCATCCAGTAAGTAACTGGTTATCAAAATCATAATATGTTCTTTGAACTGGTTGAAAATATGCTTGGTAAACATCTTGATAATTCCAAGGTGAAGTAACCTCATCTTCTATTAGGGTTGTTGGTGAGGGAGAACCTACATTAAACTGTAAAAAATCTAAATCATAGAATTGATCGCCAACATCATTTGTAACGTATTGTCCAAAGTAGGATAATGGTAAATAGTCTTGCCAAGATCCAGAAACGCCTATATCTAAGAAATAAGTGCCATATGACTCTAATGGCAATAAAGTATAACTTGCTAAGTGTTCAAATAAACTAAGTGCATTTTCTTCTTCTGTTACTCCCTCTATAGATAAATCATCAAATGTTGCTATTCCATCAACATTAAAATAGTCAGATATTAATAAAGTATTTTTTGTTGTGCAAAATCCTATGGAGTATATTCTTCCTAAAAATGTCCCGCCTAAAGATCCATCTCCTCCAACATAAATTTTTAACGAGTTTCTATTTCCAAAAAATGCAGCAATATTTCCTCCATATGTATCCACTAAAGAGTCGATCTTAATACCAACAGAAAATAGTTGATGACTTTCAATTGCTTCAGAAGTATATATTTCTTCTTCTGTATTATTATAGTTTAAAACATAAGAAATAGTGTCGTCAATTTGTTTAATTAAAAAATAGTTGCTATTTAAATTGTTGTATATTTTAAAAAGTACTTGTTCGGAATCTAGGTTGTGATTGCTAAAAACACCATAAAATGCGTCTACCTGACTATTTAAAAGATTAAAACTATTAAAGTTAAAGTAACATGTTTTAGCATTCCAGGAGTTATTTGGTCTAAATGTAACAAATTTGTAATCATTTTCTGGACCAGATTCTAAACTTTGTATTGTTTGATTATCGGTATACAGGTTTTTAATAGTTTTATCATCTAAATAAATTGTTGGAAGTTGATATTCTGGAGTTCTTAAAACTTTGGTTGTTGTAGATAAATTATCAAATGATCCCTGTTGCCATTCAGCAAAATCTGGATAGGTATAGTTTGCTGTGTAGTCTGCAAACGGGTAGTCAATAAAAGCAGAAATACCGCCATATGCAGAGTTAATTCCTTCTGGAGAAATAACTCCCTGACCATAAACCCATCTTCGCTTAGCAACTGTTAATGGAACCTGATAAGAATAAATGGCTACACAATCAATATCTATTGGAGTTATATCTGAATATGAGTAGAAACCAAGCCAGTCTTGACCTTTATTGTACTCGTCATACTCTTCTGGAAGTTCTAAATTATCTGTTTCTATAATTAAAGATGCTACCTCTTCACCATTTAATATTAATGTTGCGGCATTTCTAATTAACCTAATCTGAATAAGCATTGGTCTAAACCATTCTCCAACAAAATGAGATGAAAAGGTTTTACCAATTACTAAAGTTAAGAATCCATTATCTACATATAGCCCGTCATCGGATGCTATAGGACCAAAGATCTTTCTTGAAACACTTGAGTCTGAATTTATTCTTGTCCAAAACTCTACAGTATATTCTCTATGTTGACCAACTTTATTTAAAAATCCCTTTCCTGGAATAATTAATGATGGCTCACCACTAGGATTTGGTTTAAGCGTTGTTACACTTGATGCTCCATACACCAATGGAATGCTTGTATTTTTTGCAAAAAGTTTATTATCTGAAACAATGTAATATGCTAAATCACCAGATATTCCATATGCTGGAGATGCCACAACCTGTTCTGATTCTAGAGCAATATTTGCTGGCATGGTAATTGGAGTAAGACCAAGTGATGAATGATTAAACTCTTCAGACCATTGACCAACGGTAATACCGTTAACGTAATATAAATAATCAGATGGTATAGATCCGCCAGTATAAGATGTTATTTTTACTACCGCTCTAAGGTTTGTGTTTTCACTTTCAATTTCGGATGTCTGAGAAACAAATATCCAAGAGTCCGTATTGCCTGTTTCAATCTCATAAGTTTTTAATTTTTGAACTATAGATGAAGTTGTTGTATCTGTATATTCAAATCCAATAGCAACAGACTTTACATATTCACTATCAATATAAACATGACCACCAACACAAAAGGTGCCAAGGCTTGCATTTAAATCTTCAAAGTTTACTAAGTCTGGACTAATACAAACAATGTCTGAGGTTCCAGATAGTGGTACATCTCCCTCTAATTTATTTACTTCTATATCTGGAAATGGTGCATCTACATCTAATGTTTCTAAAGATGCAGATCCGCCAGTTGCCGTCCAAGATTCATTAATATCCTGATAATCTGAATCTATTAAGTTTATATAGTCAACTGCTTCATCTAATGCCCATAATGCTAGGGGGTGCTCTGAAAACACCTTTTCTGCATATAAATTGGACGGGTTAGACATATTTCTCCTATCCCCTTATTATAGCAGGATGAAGGCTAGTATAATTTAATTTCGCAAGCGTCTGTTGAGCAATACTTTTCAGACTCTGCGTCAAGATTATCCTTACCATCATAGATAGCAGACCAATCAATTTTACCAATTTTACCCACATAAGAATTATATTCTTCTTTTGTGATATTGGTATATGGTTGTTGTGGATAAGTTTGATTACCCATAGGTAAAAATGAAACTGCTTTTAATTGACCTTCATACATATGTAGTGCTGGAGCAATATGCTTAGTCTCAGATTCCTTGTCAAATGACAAAGTTACAGATACTCCATTATCAGACCAATATTTTTGAGCGGTAGCAGCCAAACCAATTTTTTCAAAAAGACTTACATCTTTCTCAGATCTTGGATGTCCAGATGCCACTGGGAAATATACTACTGAAGTGTTTGCTGATACTACGTCATCTTCAATTTTATACCCTGCCGCTTTAAATAAATGTACCATTGGATCTGTATTGCCAAACCTTATAGCACGAAGATAGAATTCTCCTCCTGGCCCCCAATGAACTCCTGGTGTTGCACCAGATAATAGTGAAACAGATCCTGAAGGTTTGACGGTAGTTACACGAATTGATTCACGTACACATAGCCATTCTGAGTATGAGTGATCGTATGCACGAATCTTTTTATACCCTTCGTCCATCCACTCACGAATTACTGGCATACCTTTTGTATCTGCAAATGATGCAATACCAGTAAGAGATGTTCCAATACGACGATTACGTTGCATAATTCCATTTGTGGTTTGCCAATGTGTTGGCATAAGCGTAACAGTTTTACCATATAAGTAGGCAAACTTTAATGTACGTAAAAAGTCTTCTTTGTCTTCATGACGATTTAAATGAACTTCTACAAGTGTGCATAATTCATAACTTTCTAATGGCTGTTCAGCGCAAGGGTTGAATCCCATAACACGAGAATCTTTATAGTCTGGAGCGTCTGCCAATCTTCCATAATCTCTAGCAACATCTAGCCAAATAAATCCTGGCTCGCCATTATCTGCAATTAAATCAACATAGTCTTCATATTTTGTTCCAACTTCTGCAGAGATAGAATTATTAGACATCCAAGCCCATCCTGGATTTTCTGAATCAAAGGAGTTTCTATCTGGAAAAACCTCTGCATTTTTTAAATTAATAAAATCTTTATCTTCAGCATTGCCTAAAGCAAGGGTAGCGGAACGACGAACATTTCCAGAAACAACACATGTACCAATAAGATTTACAATGTCTACTATTGCACGAGAATCAAGGGTTTCTCCTGGTCTACCGCCGATTACCCTATCTATCTTGTTATGTAGTGCAATAAGTGGTTTTGGACCGCTAGCAACCCCTCCAAATCCTTTTATCGGGGCACCTAGAGGACGGATAAGATCATAGTTAAACTTCTGTATAGCCTGATTAGGACGTAAGTATGAGTTTAAAAGCATTCTTACAGAGTCTACCCAACCTTCACGAGTATCTGGAATATCCCAAATATTTTCTGGTTCTGTTGGAGTATAAATAGACATTTCCTTGTCTTGACCAACGGTATCAAAACCAACCCCAATACCAAGCATTAATGCATCCATTACCCAAGCAAATAAGGCTCCTGGATCATTACGATCAATGTCACGAGTAGAGACCATAGCGCAGTTTTGTAGGGAGGCAGAGTTTTTCTTTTCCATAGTCATAGGTGTACCAAATGCCCAGAGACCACGACCTGGGGGTGTCCATTTTAACTCAAACATTCTTTGAAAGGCTTCTTGGGCAGATTTTTGTGCCTTATTGTCATTCCAAGGTAGGCGATTGTCTTTAGCATGATTTTTTTGTACTGAGTACATTCCTTCAATTACCCGCTTACAAACTTCATGCCATTTTTCTTTTGTTCCATCTTCTTTCATGCGGGAGTATGTTCGTATAAACGTAATCTCCCCTAATGAGTTAGATCCTGCGTCTGTAAAGCCAAAAGGTGCTGGGACCGTAGAGTATTTGTTTACAAACTCATCTGACAAACGAAAAGAAAAGATATCCGACATTGATTTTTCCAACTTTCTATTAAAAAATATTATTAACACTTTGATAATTACAAAGTACTCTTAGTATATCATAAATTTAAAATAAAAAATAAGCGTAAATTTTAAATTAAATCTTTACTTTAGAGTTAGGCGCTAATAAAAAACAAAAGTTGTTAGTATTATTAGAACTTACGACTATTAATATTGCACATCTCTATTTGGTTTATGTTTACATGTTTTGGTAAAGACCCAACCCAATAAATTGCTTGTGCTAAGTCTTCTGCAGATAAAGCGTCAACCCTTTTTTGCTCTTGGGTATCAATTGTGGCAGGGCAAATTTCAGTTATTTTTATATTATATTCAGGAAATTCTAACCTCATAGTGTCTACCAAGCCTCTTTGCCCACGCTTGGCATTGGTGTAGTTTCCCCCTCCCCAATAAGGGATTTTTCCACCAAAAGATGTTACAAATATAATAGTTGCAGACTCTGATCTTTTTAAACATGGAACAAATAATTGAGATAAATACATTGGCCCTGTTACATTAACATCATATGCCCGTTTAAAATTTTCTGGAGTTTCATTAATTATTTTTGTAGGACTAACCCCACCTCCAGCATTATTTACTAAAAGATCAATAGTCACATCCTTGTATATTTCAAAAAATTTTTCTATTTCTGGAAAATCTGTTATATCTAATTTATAGGTTTCAACATTTTCTGAAACTAATTCTGAAATTTTTGATAAATTTCTAGATACTGCTATAACCCTATATCCATTTTCAGATAAAAGTTTTACAGTCGCATATCCAACACCTTTGCTGGCACCAGTTACTATTGCTGTCTTCAACTATATTGACCTAGTGAATCCAGTGTTGCGGAACCATTATCTTTTCGCCACTTTTAACTAAGTGTGCTGTGTGGTGATATGGTGGTGAAGGAGGAAAAACAATAATACTTCCT